GAGATCCCGCATACCCTGCGCCTGCAATTACTGCGGCACCTAGCGCATATGCACCCAGGCCGACGCCGCTGGCCCCTTTAGCACCAAGGCCGCCCATCATACCGGCTTTACCTACGCCGCCCATGCCGCGACCTCCGGTACCGCTGACAAAGCGCCCACCCTTCATTGTGGGTCCTATTGGGCGGCCCCCGCCGCCTCCTTCTAGATTGTTGCGGGTGTGCAGTGCCATAATCTCTGCGTTTAACTGGGCCATGCGCGTCGCGTGCTGGACCGATTGCTGGGTGGCAGTGGCGGTGCCGGCGGTTCTCTGAGCGATTAGTTTCCCAATATATGCCATTATGTGGCCCGACGCTGCGCCAAGGGATTGCGCTGCGGCAAGTCCGAACGCCACCCACCCATTCATGGATTGAGCCAGCCAAACGGACATGCTCTCCATCACTTCGGCGAGATACGCCACATTCTTGGCTTGATCATCTTGAAGTTTGGCCTGTGCCTCTGCTGATGTAAGGGTTCCTTTGGTGGCAGCCGCTAGCTTTTCCTGTGAATTGGTTAAGCCCTCAATGCTGCCGTCAGATTCGTTGACCGCCTGTGACAGCTCATCGAAAGGTACTGCCATAAACTTGGCGAGATCCTGAACTCCGGCTCCCGTAGCTTCGGCCATGGCGCGCTTCTGCGCAAAATTCATTGTGTCAAACGATTGACCTGATTCGTCTAGCCTTTGTCGTAATAATAATAGAGCTTCTGCTGGTCCTCCGGTCATCATCGAATCCATTAGCTCCATACCGTCGATTGTTGTTCCAAAAGCTGCGTTAAGTTTGGAGGCTGCGTTAAGGGCGCCCTCAAAGGTGCTAAAGGTTTCCATCGCGCTTACCAAATTGCCCATCGATGCGCCTGTTTTCTCTTCAATAGCCTGTAATCGTGCAAATTCCTGGGTGGCGCTTGGAAGACCGTATTTGGCCAGTTGGCCTGACATATCCGCAAAATCCTTCAATGTTTTATTTACGTCTCTGCCTTGAACTTGCGCCATCATTGCGAGATCGGCCGTAAGTTTTGCCGTTTCCTTGCCCGTTTTACCAAAGGTTGTGCCCAGTTCTTGCATTACCGCAACGCTGGTCGACCCTTCTACATTAAACGTTTGTGCGAGGTCTGCCCCAACCAGTGTCAATTCCTTTCGAGTGCTTGTAGATGCTTTTCGAAATGCTGTGGAACTCTTAAATAGAGTACGGTTCATGTTATGATAGGATTCTTGGAGGTGGACGGTGCCTTCCACAGCCTCCGCGAAGAGTTGTTTTTGATGGAGGCGTGCCTCATTGGTGATAATGCCCACATCGCGGGCAGCGTGTTTCGTGAAAACTTCAAACTCTTTGGCACGATCAAGTGCCGCCATTATACCGTATTTTTCAGCCGTTTTATCTAGCTTGTCGTTAAGCTTTACTACGCCTGCTTCGGCTCCCTTAAAGGCTCGACCAAGCATATTGGCGGCGGTGGCTGATTCTCCCATTGTTGCCAACACTTTGCCCATTTGGGATCCAATGTTGCGGACGATCTTTCCATCCTTGGTTAGCGTCTTGCCAAGGGTTTTGGCTCTCTTATCCACCCCAAGCATTGTCTCTGCGAGCCGATCTCCGGAGGCTTTCGCATCAGTTAGAGCATTGGCGACGTCTTTGGTGCTTTCGGCCACTTGCTTGGTTTGTGCGACTTGTTCTTCGAGTTGCCTGACAATCTCTTCAGCCGCACTCAGCTCTTTGACGTATTCGTCGCTAAGGATTGTTGCCTGCGCACTCCTTTCCTTGGCGAGGCGTAACCTCTCTTTTGCCTGGGTCAACTCCTCTCCGAGAACCTGGAGTTCCGCTTGCGCCCTAACGGCTCGTTGCTCTTCGGCATCCATCACATTTGCAAGAAGACCTAATTGTTCTTTGATGAGATTATTTATCTTTTGTTCGCGTTCAAGGCGTGCTTCATCTTTTTCGTTTGCCATGGAAAGTTAACCTACTTGAGTGGCCATTTGATGCCGGTTGCTTTTTCGAAGTCGTAAATGGCCTTTTCAAGTTTGGCACGGTTATTTAATACGCGGGGGTCGTTGAGGCCATATTTGAGGTAAGCGTCCATATATCTCTTTTCTTTTCCCATGACTTTGCTAAAGCTTTCAACGTCGCTGCGACTTCCCGTGATGTGCACGCCGCCGGGGAATAAATTGGAGGAAGGTCCTGTCATATGATAGAGAAGCCATTTGATGTCCGATGCCATTCTGGTAACGGCGGTTCCAGCTTCTTGGATAAGGTCGCCTTTAAGGCTTTCTAGATCGATGTGTATCTTTTTTAGCATAGATGGCCCTCATAGATAATAAACGCTATATATAATTAGTAGTTAGAACAGTTTAGCGGCGTTGACTTTTTTGTGCTTTTTCAATTTCTTCTTGTTCTGCTTGTTTTTGTTGCATTGTGCGTTCCACAAACCAGTTGCGAAGGCCAATTGGAAGACTATAAAGCTCGGCGAGGGACCAGTTGGAAATGTATTTCATATAGAAAAACTGTTCATAGACAGCTTTCATATAATCAGAGTTGAGGCCAAAAAAAGCCCGCATCAAGCGGGACCCCCACATCAGCAGTTTCGCCGCAGTTGGGACATGTCACTTCTTGGGTCAGGTCAATGTCGGGGGTGGTACGCCCATAGGCTCTTTTGAGAATAGAGGCATCAAGGATGGGTAGACTGCTCAGGGCACGCTTAATATAAAAGCGGTCTGTTTGACCATTCAAAGAAACCGTAATAGCTTCAAGCAATGCCAAGGAAGACACTTGACCGCTAGAAGATGCGGCTTCGGTCTCATCTCGACTTGTCAAAAGACGATATTCTACCTCGTATTGGGATTTGGGGAGAGTAAAACAGAACGTATTGTTCTCGGTTGTTTCGATGCCGTACTTTTCCAAAACGTCCTCTATCTCTTTGTTTCCCACATTCTCTAGGTTGAATGTATTCTCGTGAGGCACTCCGCATGCTTCACAGACCAGAGTGGTGGCATAATCTGGGCCGTAGCCGAAAATGCGCGAATGGACAAGAAGCGCATTTTTATCTCCCACCAGCAAATCCTGGACCTTGATGTTTTTATCGACAATGACACTTTGCAACATTTTGTCCAAGGCTAGCCCCTTTTTGAGAAGGGTGGCCGAAGTCAGAATATCCTCCTCTTTCGCCGTCATGTGTCGCAATTCAATCGTTCCGCACTGATGCAAAGGGTGTCCTTCGGGATAAAAAGTTCCTTTACTTGGCAAGTCGACAACTTCCGTGGGTACGATAAATTGAAGCATTGCTGCTGCATCAGGCGCATTTTCGGGTGGCGCTGCTGGGTTTTGGGGGATATCGCCCGTAGGCGTTTGCATTCGTGTTTTATTTGATCTAGCCATTTTAACCTCTCTTGTGGGTAAGTATTATTATAACACTGTTTGCTGTTTATCTTAAATTAATCTACCTGATTTTTCGATATTCAGCGTGATCGTAATGCAGTCTCGCATTGATGGTCATCATTTCATCACTGGTATAGCTGGCTTGGCCAAAGTTGATAGAGCTAATAAAAGGATCCCAGAGAATCCATTGCTCATAGGTAAGGCCGCGGCTATCTATTTGGTTAAAGGCGATCTGTCCACCATAGCCTTCGTCACCACTACCAATTAATGCGGAATTTTTCCTTTTCTGGATGGCGCCCACATTGCATCCATCGCCCTGTAAATCCTTCACATAGCCTGATTTCTTCATGATGTCGTAAAGAATCGCTGTGTTGTTTTCAAAAGTACCTTCTGCATCGACCAGGTTAATCTCGATAGGATTCCATGAAAGAACTCCTGGTTTATAGGATATATCGTTGATATTCAAATATTCACTCACAGTCAACTGAAAGGAGGGTTTTTGAAAAGACCTTAACGTATAAGATGCTATTGGGGTTTCCGAGCTTCCCAAGGTCAAGAACCATTGAAAGGATAGTTTAGGGGATATACTGCCGTCTGACCAAAATGCCATTTTGTAATTTTATATTAACTTAGCTTTGGAGACTGGAAGGTGTGCTCGTTCCGGTAAGCGTTGCATAGTCATACTGTAACGTCATCGCCACTACCACCAAGTCTTCACTCTCATAACTAAGATCGCCAAAGTTTAAGCTGGTGACAAAAGCATTGTTAAGAGTCCAAGTTTCGATGGGAATTCCTTCCGAATCAATCTGTTGGATAGTAGGAGTTCCCACGTTGGCAATGAATTGACCTTTGCTCATCGACTCCAATGCCACTTGCGGGTCGGACGGGATGCGATATCCAGAGTCTGCCACAATGTTAGCAAGAATTGTCGAGGTGTCCGGTTGTACGGGGTCAACGAAAGTTACGTCAACAGGATTCCAAGTTAATCTTCCAGGATAATGAAAAGTGTGCTGCACAAATTGATGGGGCACACTAGTGACCTCAAACGAAGGTTTCGTTACTGATTTGCAGAAGTAAGTTTGAATGGTTGCTCCTGCTAACCCCGTTCCCAAGGTAAATGTCCACCTAAATGCTCGTTTAGGTTCTGTGCTGCCGACGCTCCAAAAAGCCATGTTTTTTATCTCCTTAAAGTTAACTAGTTTCCTAGATTATTTTTTAGTCTTCAAATGCCGCGCCATTATCTGTCAAGATAAAGTCTAGCGCGATAAATTCAATTGCCCTTGCAGGCTTAATGAAGATCTTCGCATACATAATGTTACGATCAATCAGATCTTCGGTTGTTGTAGTCTCATCAAGTACCAATTTAAACTTGGTAATTCCGAGACCAGCCTGGACAGAGGCCAGGAAAGGCTCAACGCGACCTTTAAAGCGATTCCACGTGGAGCGTACGTTCTGATCGAAGAGAACTGTTGCTGCAAATCTTGAGATTTGGCGCTTCAAGTAAATCAACAGTCTGCGGACATTGATTCTGTCAAGCGCCGATGGCGTTGCTTGCAGTGTCTTCTGTCCGAAGATCACAATTCCCTCTGCTGGGAATTGAGCAATTGGGTTAATGTTAGCGTCGTAAAGCTTGTCACGCTGCTTGGACGTCAGTCGTTGGCGAACCGCTGCGACGGGCACACCCGCATTGCCCAATGAAAGGCCACCGCGTGTAAAGCCCGCAGGGGCAAACCAGAGTTCCGAGGATTTCTGCGAATAAGACATTGCGCCAATTGCGGCCACCGAGGGAGGCGCCCAGACCAATTGACCGTTGTTGGTGTCCCGAATCTGAATCCAAGGGTAGTACGCGCAGCCATAACTGGAATTAACTGCCAGATTGTTTCTCATGTTGGTAACAGCTTGATCGACATTACCTAATCGAGAGGACTCTGCGTCTGTTGACTCGTATGTGGGGGTATAGCCGTTTTTGATATCAATGACTGCCAATGCGTCGCCGCGTTGTTCACACATATCTATCAAAGAACGATTAAGGGTGTTGTTGATGATACCAGGCATTGCGGCCAAGTTGTATTCCGTTACTTCTGGATCTCTTAGCGAGTCAATGGCCACCTGACAAGAATTAAACATATAATCCGTGTCCGCATCATCAGTGGTGTTTTGATTAACGGTTCTCAAAGGGGTGGCCTCTTTAATATTGAGGCCGTCAAACCCACCAAAGAGGACCGTTGTGAAGCGGTCACAGCCTGCGTCTTCAATAACTCGGACATAGGACCCAGTGCCGCGAGTATAGCCATAGTTAGCATTACGTGACTCAGAGGCCGTCTGGCGCGAACCCGAAATATAAACATTAGATCCTGTCAAGGCTCCTGTATTGTCTGTGTTGCACATATCATCCAGGGTAAAGACGAAGGAGGTGGTCGTTGATACACCAGCGTTAAAGTCATCGGTAAGGCGAGCCAGGGGCTTCATCATATCCAAAACGCTTCTATTCAGCCGTGTGCTATTGAACGTCGTGTCCACACCGAACCAAACATTTCTAGGATCGGTTGGGTCACCTTCGGACGCTGAAACGCGGAGGCGGAGTGCAGGAAACTCATATCGAACGGTTCCTGTGCTACCGGTGATAAGGCTCGGTAAGATAGCCTCCGGCGTAAGAAATCCGAGGTCATCAAGATTACCGGAAACCATCGTGGTGGCGTTGGGGTTGGCTGCGTTATCTACGAAGGAATTATACCGTAGAGGTCCAAAGACGCCAAATGGCAAGTAAGCCGCATCGGTATCGCCTTTGTCCACAGCGGTGTTCATCTCGATGCGAATAAAGTTAGAGGCATTCGCATAGTTGCCATAATCTTTATAGCGCCGGTCTGTGTTATCCCATGTCTGATATGTGTCGCCGATTCTACGGGCGATGTAATTTTCAGAGTTGGGGTTCAAGTTCAAATTAGTCCACTGTTCCAAATACTCTACTCGGTTATCTGTATCGGACATCTTCCGAATAGCAAGAGTAAAACTGCCGTAGTCTTCAAAAGAACTCGGCGATCTTTTAAGATCTTGAATGGAGACTTTAAGATGGCGGGAGGACCAAGATCCGGCGTTGCGTGCAACTACGCGGAATAATTTCTGCATGTCGCCCGCCTGGAAACTTCCTGTGGCAGTACCTTGGGTCATATCCTGGGAAATAAACCAGCCGGATTTTGCCTCTTGGTAATCTTTTCGACGGTCGGCGAAGAAACCGCCGGCGCCTTTAGACCCGCTAACAAGTGGAAGAATAGCTCCAAGAGTGTTCGTCGTGCTTCCTAGGATGTCGTTGACATTACCCTCGAAGGTTTCACCGAGCCAGTATTGTTGAAGCTGGGTGGTTGCTGTTATGCCACTGTTCGTCAACGTCGGATTAGTATTGAACACCTTCCGGATAAATTTATCACTTGTATCGCTAAAATCAAAAGCCGTGTCAATAATAGTATTATTACTCTCATTTTTGATCTGAACTTTGAACTCTTGACCGGAGATGCTCCGGAAGGCCATGCTCGACCCTACCTGTAGTTCTGGATTGATGCCAGTCACAAAGGTTCCGGAGAGGCCGATGGCCGAGCCCGAATTCATGTACCACACTGCCGCCAGAGTACCCGTTACAGGGTTGGAGGCGGGGACTGATTCGCTCACTGCGACAAACAGACCGTAGGCGCCGCCATTATTGGGAATTTCTGCTCCCGACGGGCCGCCCGAACTAGCTGAAAGAACCGTGGTTGTCCAACCGGCGAGAGAACCAGCGGTATCTGCTGTGGCCGCGGCTGACGATTGGCCACCTAAACGAACGTATGTGACAGGAGAGTTGTTTCTAAACCATGCTTGTGCGGCATATGCTGCATAAGTGGGAGAGATGTAGTTGCCATTACGGGAGACATCTTTTCCATCGCCTCCAGGAATGGGCATTCCGAATTCAGTTATAAACTCGGCAAAATCTTTGACCCGGGTTGGTTTGAGGATTGGGCCTTTTTCGGCTCTACCGATCAAAACGGGTCCTACATCGGCCGGGGTGGCAGATCTTC